CACCGGCTGACAGTTTTCTTGAAAACGTATTTACTGTGAAAGTAAAGGGGGAATCGAGCACAAGAAATACTGGTGTGAATCCTGAATCAAGCTCGTCTCCATATTGTCCTGAAATTGCAAAAACTACACTTGTGGTAATCGAGGTGGTGACAACCCTAGTTGCTGAGACTGTAGGAGCAATCATTTCCGAAGCTGCTCTGATAATAGTAGCCGAGACAATAGGGGCAACAACTTGTGATCCCGATCTTAGGAGGGTCGTGGCCGAGACAACGTTTGCATTAACATTACCTGACGCAGTCATATTAGTTGCAGAAATAGTTGTGGCTGAGATAGACGGGGTATGGATATTGGAAGTGGCCGTGACTGTGGCACCGGTAAAAGCGGTGGCAGAGACAGTGCCGGAGATTCCAAGGTTTCCAGAATCATCAAGATATACAGATTTTTCTGCGGGATATCCACAGAAGACAACCTTGGTTCCGGCGGCAAGATCGATGGCGGCTCCTGCATTGGAAGATGCCAGAATGGTATCACGGGACAGGGTTGTTCCGGCTGCCGTATAAGTACCAAGACCTACTTCCCAGTCGCCTGTGACATCATCAGTGATGACATAGTAGGTCGTGTTGCCGTCCCCGATCTGGGAAAAAGTGTCAAAACCAGTATAGGAACCGCTCAGGGTGAGAGTCCCGGTTCCTGTTGTGGTTGTCTGCTGCTTTACTCTGTCTTTAACGACGAGAGCCATACCGAGGCCCCCCTATTACGTCAGACGAATGATGGCTGTCGTGGCCGCTGCGGCTGGGAACTGAACGGTGAAAGTACCGTTTTCCACAGTCTTGTCTCCACCAAAATCAAGGACTGCCACGGCAGTGTTTGATCTTGAAGAGTTATAGATAAGGGCACCACGGGTATTAAAGGTGGCTGATGTCCATGAGCTATCGCTGAAATCTACAATGGCTACAGAGCCATCCGTAGTTACAGTGACGCCAGTCAGGATGTTTCCACCGGCTGTATACCCGACACCGGAGACTTCTCCTGAAGTGCTATAGACCGTGGTACCGTTGCTTAGAGAAGCTACGCTGGTGAATAGGGCAATCTTGAATGTATCTGCATCAAAGTCCTGTTCACCGAGGAGGACTTCCTTCTTGAATGAGATGCACATTCCCTGTGAAATAGCCATTGTTAATTTAACTCCTGATCTTTACAGTACCACTTTGAATCGTCCCAGTGATATTAGTTAAATATACCACCTCGTTAAGATTTGAGACAAACGTGGTCATTGAAGGATTCCATTCTGTTGGATTGGCAGTGACCGAAACTTCTGGCCTGGCATCCCATAGAATTCTGCGGGGTCCAATACGGGGAGCCTTGTTTTGTGGATGGTTCTTTAGGTCATAGGCCCCATCAGTCTCGGAAATGTGGACAACCATTCCGGTGCTTTCCTTGACTCTTTCATCATAGGGAAACCGAAAACCGGAGCGGTCACTGATGAACCAAGGTGATTTTTTATACATCAGACAACCCGAAGATAGGGGACAGCTCTGAATGAGGCACGCTCTCGGTCTTCTTCCATGGCATTCATCAGGGCTTCTTCATAGATCTGCTTCAGGAACTGAACCCTGTCACCGGGGACACCGGGACGCTTGATTGACATATGATACGCCAGACCATAGATAAGGCATGGAAGAAACCGGAAGGGGACATCAGCAGTGTCCACGGACTTCGTGAAGTCTTCATAACGGCTGACATTCCAGTACCGGAAGATGTCTGTTGAATTATCAGGGACAGGCCAGAGATAGACCGTGATGTTGTCACGTTTACGGTGGACTGCATACTGGATTGCACGACCGGAGGCGCTCTTGTTTGGAAGCTCCTCATATTCCTCCATGGAAATACGGGTCATCTCGATATCATTTCCGTTGCGTCTCAGAGTGGCTTCGGTGATGTCAATGATGGATGAATCAAGATCATATGAGGCAAGACCATTGCTGACAGTCTGGGTTCCAAGCCCGGTCTTCCAGAGGAGGATACCCCGGTTTTGCCAATCGGTGAGAATCAGGTTAAGACTGCGGCGGGCAGACTTGGGTTCCTTGCCTAGGTCCGCTTCACCACCGATCATGTCTAAGGCCTCATCAATGATCTCATCAATGTCCATGTTAAATGTAGTAGTTCCTGATGTCGTCATGATTAAGCCTTTCTAAAACGTGCAGTCTTCTTGGCAATCCTTCGGGGCTGTCTTACGTGTTGCTCTGTGCCCCGCCGCTTTGCCTTGGTTGTGGCAGCATACTCTGATGAACTGAGGGCCTTGATGGCTTTCTCCGGGAGGTATCTTTCCCCGGTTGCTTCAGGTCCCTGCGTTGATGGCTTTCCGGATTTTGTCCGCCATTTCTGCTTGGTCCATCTCCTCAAACTTTCCTGCGGCTTTCTTAGGGCCATTATTTGTAACCACCACCGGCTTTCTTGTATTCTCTGGCAAGCATCTGGGCCTTTCTGGCAGACCACTCTCCGGGTTTACCGCCCTTGCCTCCAGCCTTGATGCTCTCAAAGAGTCTCTTGCGCATCGTAGGCTTCGTATAATTACCAGCCTCATTCACACGAGACACTGAGCCACCCTTTTTGTATTTCTTACCAGATACAAGCTGCTTTGAAACCATGCCCCGTGAAATGGCCATTTTAGACGTTCTTAAGGGATTTTGGCATCATAGGGCGCTTGCCCTTAGCCTTCTTATTAGCCATATCTATGATGACATAGTCGCCCATCTCTGGATCAACATAATCAGTACGCTGACCGAGAATCTTTGTGGGACCACCTTCTTTAAAAGCAACATAGCCACCATCACGGTACATGTCATAACGCTCACTCTTTTTACCCTTATAGTTCATCATTAGATAAATCTCCGACCTGTTGTTTCTTCCACGTCTTCTTCCTCGATGTAATTGGTGATAGGACCACCCTTCATCCAAGAATCACACGTATTTTTTTCTGAACAAACAAAATGGAATAGCGTACAGTAACCAACTTTAGTTACATCCTCGACTTCCATTCCTGTTTCAATGCAGTCAAGCATGTTTAAAGTCTGGTTGAAATAACCGCAGTTTCCACAGCGTTTATCCATTACCTGCGCTGGACCGTAACCATGTTCCTGAATTGCTACTTCCTTGTTTGAATCATTCATGACTTCATCATGAGTGGCGACAGGGCAGGTGATTTCTACTTCTTTTTCGTCAAAACACCCACAATACTCATCTTCTTCTCCTCCTTCACCTTCAATGATGACAGTAATTTTTGGCATACTCATTAACATCTCCATCTTCTTCGGGCAGCACAGATTCTCTTTTTAGGTGTCTTGGAACAATCAATTCCATGCATCTTCATCTGACCTGCGGATCTTGAACAAAAACTCTTTCGTCTCTTGGCTCTTTCCGGGCTGGGACTCTTTTCCGTTACAGCAGTCTGGAGTTTTGATCCCGGATTGGCACGACGATATTTTCTGACGCCCTTCTCAGTAAGACCGGCACCCTGAGAAGTTGGAAGCTTCTCGCCTTTCTTGACAGAAAGTTTGGGCATCTTTGCCATTAGCCTACCAGAATTGTTGCATGAGAAGAGGTGGGCATTTCTACGTAGAGACCGCCATCAAATCGGATACCATGGTCGGCAATATAAATGTCGTTCACATCATTGTTTTTTGCACTAAGGGTAAGAACAATATTACCAGTGGCGCTGGCCCCTTCTCTCAGAATAATCTTGGCTGGATCTCCGCCTGCACCATGTCCGACAAAGTTAACACCGTGGAGGCGTCCACCGGCATTGGTCAGAGTTGTGGAGGCGGAAACAAAATAAGCCTTTACATTTGTTGACATGTCTAACAATCCTTTTTATATCGACATATGCCGATGATCTAAGCCAATTATAAATAGAAAAAGGGGGAACTCCAACCGGAATTCCCCCTCTCCTTAGTCTAATGGAGATTAGACGCCTGCATTGCCTCTCCACTGACGCCAATCACTCCAGCCGAAGCTATAACGCTCACGGGCCTTGAAGCGAAGGTTGCCGGTGTCGAAGTCTGGCTCCATCTTCGTGGCAAGAGGGGCTCTGACGAAGAGCTTCGTGCCATTGGGACAGTCGTTCCGGAGGAACCATGCGTCTGCGTCGGTGAAACGACGGTTGACATAGTAACCCTGTGGGACGAGACCAAGGTTGCGAACAGCGTTGATGTCGTTGTTCGGGCTGCTTGGACGGCCGGGGGAGGCCAGAATACGATCTGCATCGAACTGGCCATCAGGGGCAACATGAAGTGAGACTGGTGAAGCACCGATGAAGATGCCACGATCATCCTTGATCTTGTGGGTGTTGATGATGGCGGTCTCAAGGGTACCCTCTGCCAGATCGGCAGCGGTCTCTAGGTTTGACTGGTTGCCGTCGCCGACAGTGGGGTGTGCACTGGAGAACAGTGCAACAGCGTCACCACCGGGGTAGGCAGCAGAGAAACCATTGTTGTACACGTTGGCTGCCTTGACCTGCTTGGTCTGAGCCATTGCACGGGCAAGGGCACGGGCACGGATCTTGGCGAACGTGTCATAGAGGTTGTCCTCCATTGCTTCCTCAGTGACTGCGAAAGCAAGGGCGACAGTCTCGTGGGTGTAGCGTGAAGTCCATGATTCCTGAGCGGTATCGTAGACAACGGCTGAACCCTCGGCCTTGGTTGGAGCAGCACCAAAGCCGGTCATTAGCACTTCTTCCTCAAATGCACGATCTGAAGATTCGATGTCGAAGAGGGGCATATGCTCCTCGTCTACAGCGGAATATTCCAGACCGAAGATTGCATTCAGACCGGGAAGAAGCTGCTTGGCAATATCAGCACGATTAATAGCCATGTCTCAACCTCCCTTAGCTCTGTGCTGCTGAGGTGTAGGAATCGACATGCTGTACGATTCGGACCTCAACCTTGGGGTTTGCATCGCCAAAGGCATTGTCTGGAATATTGTTCAGACCGATAACCTGTAGCATTGCAGAACCAGCGGTGCGACCGGCAACCTGTAGACCAAAGCCAGAACGGCCAGTCAGGGTTGAACCTGCACCAAGGGTAACAGTGTAGTTGATACCAACGTCACCGAGTGAAACGGTGGCATCAGCCTGAACTACGTAGGTAG